TCTTCTAATTCTAAATCACTATCATCGCTGTCCTCAATATCTTCCAACATGTATGTGTTCTTTATACGTTTTGCTTCCAAATAGGATGAAAGTGCTAAATCCCTAGCAATCTTTGCCTTTCGTCTAGCTTCTCTATACATTTCGTAATAAACATCATCTCTTTTTTTAATTTGAAACGGTTCATCTTCTTTTAATTCTTCTAAATTAAAATCTATTTCCTCTATACCGTCATTTAATATCACAGTAGTTGTAGTATCAATTACCTCAGGAATTTCCGTATCCTTATCATCTACGGTTTCGGTATTTATACATGTATCAAGCTCAGGTTCTGGTGAATTCATAACTTCTAAATCTTCTTTGCCTTCAACAATAGTATCGGCTACAACAGTATTAGATGGAGGAACAGTTCCTGTTTTTATAATACATTTCTCAAAAATATTAGTAGGTTGAAGAACCATCATTTGTTTTAACTCAATCTCAATCTGAAAACTACGAGAAGAACATTTTATTCCTTGTATTTCAACTACGGTAACCACAGTTGTATTGTCGTTTATTGATTCCATATCTAATTCGGTCTCGTTCTCATCATAAATTTTTATGGATGGTTTATTTAGAATTGTATTAACATTTACGCGTGAAATATAGTATTTTCCTGATTTATATAACTTTAGTGGTGATGTAAAATAGTTTTCAATATCATGTAATTCCATTTCGCCATCAAACCATTTATCACGGTTTTTATAAATAAATTGTTGACAGTGATTTTCTAAATTCTCCATCCATCGTATAAAGTTTTCGTTTTCGTTTGTGAACATTAAATCACACGAAAAGCGTTTCCCAGCTTTCATAAATCCCTGTTTAGTTTTGCATTTAGGGGGTTGAATATACAATGATGAATTGTTTACTAAACATCTTATAAAGTAATTTCCACCAGAAATTAAAGTGGGTTTGGTAAGAATCAAGTTATTAAAATCAAAAGAGTCATTTGTATCATAAATCTCCATTGTTTTTACTTTACTTATATTTTAGTAATAAAAATAGTAGACTTTTTAGACGAATAGAAGGGGTCTCCGAAGGTTCGTAGTTCCCCTAAAATACGTTCACATAGCCATCATTAATCTATCATATTTTTATAACTACTATGTTATGAAAACGATTCGCGATACTTGTATAGAATTCTTTCAAAATGAAGATACTCGTAAAGATGTAAAAGAGATTATGAAACCATTAGTAAATATTGTCTATAATGAAATTTATTTATATTTATGGTTATTATGTTTTTATAATCTATTCCTCTTCTTTATAATTTTAGCAATTTTAGTATTATTATTAAGATTATCTAATCAACTCAGGAAATTTAGCATAAACAACTGTCAATGAAAATAAAATATAAGTAAAATATATAGAAATGGCTAAGACACGACATTCCAAAAAAAGAAGTCATAGACGTAGAAGTTCTAAAATGATGATGGGTGGTGATAGTGGAGCTACACAACATGCCATTAATACATACGGTGGAATTGGCGCACAACATGCAGTTAGTGCAACTGACCATACCATAGCGATGAATCATACTGGTGGAATGGTTGCCGTTCCTGCTGTAATTACAGGTGGAGGTCATTTAGCACCAGCTGAATATGGTGGAAATCCAATCATACCAAAAATGAATGGTGGGGACGGGGAGGCAACAATGTCCCCTTCTGAATCAATGTCTCATGCTGGATCTATGCCACATATGACACCTATGTCTACTATGCCATCTATGACACCTACTCCTACACCAACTACCACTGGTGGTGATAATTCTAAAATAGGTGGAGGAATTATTACTGACATAGCTGTACCAGCTGTTCTTTTATATGCCAGAGACTCTATTCGCAAGGGTAAGTTAATGGGATTACCAAGCATGGGTCAAGGAACGGTACAAGGAAAGACTTTCAGAAAGGCCCGTAGATTTCGCAGAGGAAGACGTAGTTCTCGCAGAGGAAGACGTTAAACAATCTAATTTTTATATAGTATCTATATTATATAAAAAAACAATGAATAATGAAGAAAAAGAAATATGTATAAATCCCAAAACTCAATTTGTGGAAAATGTAAAAAAATGGGCTATCTTAGACAGTCAATTAAAAATAATAAATGAAAAAACCAAAAAAATGCGTGATATGAGAAATGAATTATCAGAAAATATAAGCCAGTATATGTCAGATAATAATCATACAAAATTAAAGTTAAGTGAGGGAGAACTCCGTCTATATGAAAAGAAGGAATATTCACCCCTTACATTTGGATATATTGAAAAAACACTCAGTAAAATAATAAATGATAAAGAACAACTAGACTATGTAGTTCAATATTTAAGAGAAAACCGAGAGATTACAACTTCCAATGATATAAGAAGAACTAGTAATAAATAAATCCATGCTATTTATATAGAATGCAAAATATTAGTAGTTCTTATGTGTCAGAATATGAATTTGTTTCAGATTTAAATAATGAAATAATATCAGCAATTTATCCAATGCAAAAATATTTGAATAATGAGAATAATGAACGAATGATTTTAGGAGGTTCTCTAGAAATCGGTGGAAATCGGTTTGATGAATTAGGAATTCCCGCTGGATTATATTTAGAACCTAAACATTTCTCTCAAAAGTATTTTGAACCTGCCAAAACAAAACAAATGAATTGTACTGTAATAGATGACCAATTATTTGATAAGTTGCTTGGCTCAGTATCTTCAGTAAAACCCTATTCAGGAACAAGACGTATTAAAAGTCAGATTACAAACCGAAAAACCAAAAAAATATAAATAAATTATCAATAAAGTACAATTGGTTATTATTTTAATCAAATGACATTTTAAAATTATTTTTGAAGAAATTTTCATTCTTTTCAAATTCCCTTTTTATATTTGGATTTAACTCAATAAGTTTTGTTATATGATTAACAATAGTTTTAGCTTCTTCTTTTCCTTTGTGATAGAATGTTGATATATAGTAAGAAAATAGTATTGAGAAATATACATCGTAATTTATTTTTACATGAAATGATTCTATTTCATTTAAAACTACTTTACAACAATCATAACATTCTTTGTGATATGAAAGATTAAGATAACCCTTAATTATAAAATTATTAATATAGTCAAATCCATATGTAGGTCTTACAAAATTATTTATAATAAAATGATAATCTCCGTAACTTTTTTGTATATCGTCATAGAATTCATCTAATATTTCCAAAAAAACCATTTCTTCTCCGTGTCCAAAACCCATTTCAACAGTTTGCTCAATTAGTTCATTACATCTGTTGAATATCTTAATTCCTATATTTTTTGAAGTAGTAAATAATCCACCACAAACTACATAACGATATCTATCATAATATTCTTTTTTGAACTCTTTATTCTTGTATTTTTTATCATTAACATTAAGTATTTGTATTTGAAATTTGTCTGTTAAATTGTTTAATGCATACAAGAGAGAATTGTTTTCATAATTCTGACATATACGTAATTTATCAGAACCTAAACTAGAATCTATCCAACCAAATTTACTCGTATTAAAAGGATTTAATTCCATAGTTTTTAAAGTTAGGTCAAATTTTGAACAATTCAATATGTGTGCTTCAGCACAAGTCCTTTCATCTCGGGTAGGCCAACTAATTTCTCTGTTTTGTTTTACCATATCTAGCAAAATGTATTTTGGTAATTCGTTAAATTCCATCTCAACGTAATATGTTAAATTTTCATAGCCAGCTGCGTTTCTAAATTCTTTTATAGATGGCATACAATCTTTATCAGCATAAATGACCAGATAACATGGTGTGTTTAATAATTCTTTTGTATTATTTATTGATTCATTCAACGGTCTAGCCTTGGAATGAAAAGATGATAAATTATAACAACAAGTTGTTAAAGTGCAATCCGGAATTTTCATTAACAATATACAATGTGTTTTTATAAAAATACATTGTAAAATACGGAATATTTAATTTGTTACTAATATTCGGACCATTCCTTCTTATTATAGGAATTAATTAATAATAATTTATCCGCATTATCCTTCCAAAATTGTACTTTCTTCTCTAATTCCGAATCTTTTTGACTCTTAGGGTAAATTTTATTATTTTGAGCGTGCATTCTGTTTAATTCATTATCATTTGGCGGGGGTTTTTTACCAAAACAATTAACGCCGAATTTAATGTAGGGGTTGGCGAAATGTCCTCCGTTAATACCTGGTCTACCACAATCATTTTTGTTTTTATCGGTTTTTTGTAATTCTTGCCAAGTAGATTTTTGTGTGGGGAAATAGGCCATTTGTCCATCAGACCATCCGTAATTACACCATTCAGCACCATGATTATACGCATCTTCAATCTGGTCATAAGTTGCTATTTTGGCACCATAGGAAGAGCAAATAGCTTGGGCATCATCATACGTATAAAGATTATTTGATATATTAAATACCTCATCTTTTTGTATAGCTTGAGTTAACTGTAATGTAGGCGTGGGTGTACTAGTAGTATTTTTAGTTTTTCCAGTAGAAATAGTATTTCCGCCCACAACAGTATTTCCAACATAATAACTATGGTATGGGCTATACTGGGGTAAATGAGACCAATCAAATATATCGGATAAAAATTGTGTGAGAGAAATACTAAGAACATATTTGAAAAAATTTGTAAAAATGATTACTACAAAAAGTATCCAAGCAACAGTTTCAATTAATGAAATCATAATAGGTTTGGTCTCACGGTCCATAGGTAATTTGAATAAATTTACAATCAAATAGAAAAAAATAAAAAAGAATAACATATACACAATAGATATCGGGTTGTTAACAAACTTAATAGTTGAATTAGATAAATTTTGTAATGATTTTTCTTGCTGGGTTTGCGAGTAACTACTATAAATTGAAATTAAAATTACAAGAAGACATAACATTGTGATTATATCTATTGTTCTACTCAATCTCAACTGATAATTCGTTACATCTTCATTCCTATTAAAAAAGAAAGATAATATGTAATATGCTATAAAATATATTGCTAAAAACCATAAAAACAATAATATATTTGATTTGTTGAAAATATAGTAAAATAGTCCTTCATATGTGTTTGTGTCATTAGATACACTATAATCACTTGTACCTGTAGTAGTACCATTATTTGTACCCGTACCATTATTTGTACCAGTACCTGTATTAGTATTGGTACCTGTATAAGTATTTATTTGACCATTAACTTTATTATCAGGGGGTATGGTAGTGTTTACATTATTTGAGCCTTCTTGAGCATGAGCCCAAGTTGTAGCTTTATCTGTATAACTTTCAATCATTAATAATATAGTATATTATAATAAGTTATTTTTTTTACGATAAAATAAACAGTAGGCCATTGGCATAATAATAGATTCAGGATTTTGAACCATTTCTATATTTCTATCGTTACAGTGTAACCATTGATTTTCAGAGTTACGTACAAATGCAGTGTAATGACCACCCATCACGCCACCCATATGATTACATATACCAAATAAATCATATTTATAGGATTCTTTGTTATATCCACATACATACTTTGATAAATCCAAATTTTCTAAAGGAAAATCTATAAGGGAATTAAGTTTTTGTTGTCCGTCAGGACTAAATCTTTTTAACGTAATGACTAAAATTTTCGGAAAATTCCAAAAAGATAGTTGCTTTTTAATATCCTCCTTTTTATTGGTTTTCTCATTAAACCATGCATTTTCACCTTCTAAAACTTCGGGTTTTACGTAGATATCAAAACACTCATAAATATTTTTAGCTAATCTACCAGGTTCCATGATAGGAAGGTCCAATATGAAAAAACTTTCAGATTTCATATTGTGATGTATCTCATTATTCAATGATATAATTTCGGAAACGTAAATACCATAAAACATTTCCATGATTTCAGAATATTCTTTTGCGTAAATAGTTTTCAACATGTTATAACATTGTACTGCTACTGTATCAGTATTATTATCTGGATTACCAGAAATTCTCATATTTACACTTCTACTAATACTGTTATGCATACAGTCCATAAAGAATAATAGAAACTCAGACATATCATTTTGTACCCACCCGGTAAAAAGTTCCCTATTTTTCATATCTGCTATTTTATGAATGTTATGTACAAATCTATTAGGGCTTACAATACCATTTCCACTCCACATTACTTTACGCAAATCATTCCATTCAATAATAATATTTGAATCAGGTAAATTCTCTTTCAGATTTTTACTGTATTTGTCTGAATCTAGAAATTCATTTAATTCATAAGTATGGTTTAATACCTGCATGCAAGAATTTAAAAAACATGTATTTCCCAAATTTTCTAATCCTGTTCTCCCTTTATCTTTATATTTTGATAAATCCATGGAAAATATTATATTTTGTATAAGTATATATAGATAATTATCTTTATATTATTCAGAAAGAATGGATAATAGAGTTGATGGAGTTGATGATTTACAAGATGAATTGTTAAGATTGGCTCAAGAACTTAATAGAAGTCGTACAAGAACCAGAACCAGAAGACAACCCGAAACAACTGAAATAATTTCTTTACTTAGACAATTTATTAATCTTTATAATACTAATATAAGAGATTACCAAGATAATATGCGGCTAATAATACAAACAATAAGTTTGTTGGCTACAAATAGTCAAAATACAAATCAGGTTCCTTATGAAAATACGATAAATCCAACATCTAGATGGACAAGAGACAATTTGGATAATCTAATTTACTATATGATTTATCCTACAAATACCAGGGTACCTCCACCAACGCCTTTATCTCAAGAAAACGTTGTCATTAATCCTACTAGTTTACAAATTGAAAATGCTACAATTAACTATGAGTTTTGCAGAGAAACCGTTGAAAATAACAACAATACAAATTGTCCCATAACTCTAGAAGAATTTCAAGAAGGAGAACCAGTTACTAGAATACTGCATTGCGGGCATACATTTCGTCAAACTTCTATTGAAAACTGGTTTCAGAGAAATGTACGGTGTCCAGTGTGTAGATATGATATACGCGAATATACAAGTAGTAGTACAAGTACTATTAATAATGAAAATCAACTTTATAATAATTTGTATGGCCGTATTAGAGAAAGTTTACATGATATTGTTAATGAATATATGAATCCTGATATATCACAAAATCTTGTTTATACATTTGAGTTCCCAATATATCGGAATGATTTATCTAATAACAATTAAAAAGATATAAAACATTTAATTTTATTTTATATAAATGGACAAAAAAGTAAAGGTTTATATTGAGATTGAAAAAGATAGCAATACAAAATATGAATTAAATAAAGAATTAAATATTCTGGAAATAGATAGAATTCTCCCATATCCCTATTTTTATCCATATAGTTATGGATTTATAACTGAGACACTTGCCATGGATGATGATGAATTAGATGCACTTATTATTGTTACAGATAACAAAAAAATAGAAAGAGATAAATTTTATGATGTTTTTATTATTGGTGTGTTAATTATGTCTGATGAAAAGGGTAAGGACGAAAAAGTTCTCTGTGTATTAGAGGAAGATTATGAAACTATAAAGGATTTGAATGATTTATCCAATGAAATAAAAGAGAATATTCATTGGTTTTTTTCAAGTTATAAATCAAAGACACCTAATAAATGGTCAATTGTAGATGGATTTGAAAACAAAGAGGCAGCCATAGAGTTGCATAAAAGGTCATTACTTGAGAATCAGTAAAAAATTAAAATATATAAATAAACTATATATTGTAATGCGTTACGATATTTTTTTTAAGATTTATGCAGTTCGTGCTCCAACAAATTTACTTACCAACGAAACACCAACTATTTCTATTCCCATTATGAAAACATTTATTAGTCCTTATACTTATATCCATCCTAATGCTGTAAATTCCAGTTTAAATCCTAGTTTTCCACCACAAACATTCAATGGTTCTCAATTGTTAAATTTATATAGTATTCCTACAATAACTGCTGCTAATGGAAAAAAGCAGGTAAAGATTGCTGTAATTGTAGCGTTTACTTATTCAGGGCTTTTAGCAGATTTGAAAACATATTGGCAAAATAATATTAATTTTGGTCCAAATTCAACGCCACCTACTGTAAATATATACACTATGCCTGGAGCAAAATATGATAGCGGTTGGGCACAAGAGGAATGCTTAGATGTGCAGATGGTTTGTACAATAAACCCGAATGCTTCTATTTGGGTAGTTGAAGCTAAATCAGATACAATTATTGATTTACTTGCCGCAGTTGATTATGCTAACAATACTATCAAAGCTGATGTCATATCTATGTCATGGGGAATGGATGATTCAACCCGGATATCAAGTAACGTTAATAATTTTTCAAACACATCTGTCTGTTACTGTGCATCAAGTGGTGATACTAATAATGTATCGTGGCCATCTGTTCTATCAAATTGTATATCTGTGGGTGGTACTACATTGTTATGGACACCTAATGCTGATACACCTAGAACAGAATTCACATGGAATAGTGCCGGATGTGGATACGCTGCAAGTGTACTTCAACCTAATTATCAAAAAAATATAGGTAATATAACTCATACTTATAGAGCTATTCCAGACGTAAGTTTAGTGGCTAGTCAAAATACAGGTGTATATGTTGTATACAAAGGGTCTTGGTATTCCTTTGGTGGAACATCGGTATCAGCACCAATATTTGCTGGAATATTATCTTTGGCCAACCAAAAACGTTTCAATGCAGGAAAAGGCCCATTGACAACCGTTTATTCAACAACACCGACGGTTCCTACAAGTTCAACATATGTTCCACCTTCAAATAATGTACAACAATATCTTTATAAAACAATTTATACATCACCTGATAAATATGCCAATGATTTCTATGATGTCACAATAGGTAGTGACCAGGGCTCAGTTGCCGGAAATTCTGCTATTTTAACAAATTATAGCGATGGAAAAGGATATGGTTTACCGACAGGATTAGGTTCTCCTAATGGCACAAATTTATGTAATGATTTACTTAATATTTAAAATTTGACAATTTACTATTAATTTTTTTCTAAAAAATATATAACATGCGAAAAATACTATATTATATATTTTGGTTTTTTGTAATTCTTGTTTTTTCAATCATTTTATTTATATTTTTAAATCATAAACGAATTAATAGTGTTATAGAAAGACAAGGTTTAGCTCATATAGATTCAGGTTATAGACATCCTGAAGTTGTCAATAATTTCATTACCGAAGAACAAAACAAATATATTTTAGAATATGCTAGTAGTCGCTTTTATCCTAGTGCTATCGGTGGAGGATTATCAAATAAAGTAAATGATGATATACGAAAAAGTCAAACCGCATGGGTACCAAAAGACGACCCAGTTATAAAACCAATTTATATGAAACTATGTATTCAATATAATCAAATATTTGAACATGCCGAAGATATGCAGGTTGTAAAATATGAAAAAGATAATTATTATAGAGAACATCACGATAGTTTTCCTTACTACGAACCCGATTTTTTATCACAAGGTGGACATAGAATACTAACCTCACTTATTTATCTTAATAATGATTTTGAAGCCGGTGAAACAAGGTTTCATAATTTAGATAAGAATATTAAACCGGATAGGAATAGTGCCATTGTGTTTTTCCCATTAGATGCCGAAGGAAAAAAATGTCATCCTTTAGCACTCCATGCAGGGTTACCAATCAAATCTGGTATAAAATATGTATGTAATATTTGGATTCGTGAAGAACCTTATAAATATGATGTAAATACATGGAGCTACAATTTTTTATTAGATAGTACAATATTATATTTTTATAAAAAATATTTGGGTATGTAATAATTACTTTATTTATGAAACAAAATAAAGTAATTTGAACTAATAGTTACAATATGAATATAAACAATACCGTTACCTATAATACCCATTTTGGTAAAATAACACTTTATCAAAATGAATATTATATTGGTTCTTCTTTTCGTCAAAGTATATACTGGGATGAGGATACATTATTGAAATTAAAACAATATGTTGACCCTAATCGTAATTTATTAGAAATTGGTGGGCATTGCGGAACAAGCACTATTGTATATTCGTCTTTTTTAAATAAAGGGAAAATAAATGTCTACGAACCTCAAAATAATTTATACAAGTTATTATTGAAAAACATTGAACAAAACAATTTGCAGAATAAAATAAGACCATTTAATTCTGGAGTTTTTTGTTTTAATGGGATGGGAAATATGCATGATATAGACATAGATGGTTGTGGGGGAAATGTTACAAAGCGATATAACGAGGAAATAGATGCAGGTTGTAATTTTGGGGGAATATGTTTG